AACGGCAAGTGCGGCAGGAAGAGGAAGAGGTGTTTTAGTTTCAAGTAAAACTCCACTTGGTATTGTTGATCAAGAAAAAGTTTTAGGTGGAAGAAGAAGTTTATTACAAGCACAAAGACAAGTTGCTCAAAACGTTATGAGATTACTTGGAGGAGGCTACTAATATGTGCATAATGCCAAAAATGCCAAAAATGCCATCAGCAGAAGAGATGCAAAGACAACAATTAGAAACACAAAGACAGCTTCAAGCAGATGCTGATGCAAGAGCGGCTGGACAATTAGAAGACGAACGTAAAAAAGCAAGACGAGCACAAATTAGAGCCAATAGAAGACGAAGAGGGAGAGCAAGCCTGATTACAAGAAGAGATATTGCTGGTGGTTTATTTGGTGCTACTGATATGGGTACAGGAGCATCTACAATTACTCCATTAGGAACAGATCTTACTCAAATCGGCAACTAACAGTATGAAAGATTACATAGCAAAAGCCTTTAAATTGGCCAAAACTGCTAGACAACTGCACGAAGATGAAATATCTGAAGCATACAAATATACTCGTCCAAACAGAGATATCTACAGAGCAGACAACGATAAAACAGATAGAACAAAAATATACGATTCCACTGCACCAGATTCAGTACAAAATTTAGTTTCAACAATTTTAAATCTTTTAATTCCACAAAACAGTCAATGGGCAACTATTTCTGTGCGTGAAGATATAAAAGAATCAGTTGCATCAGATGTTAAAATGGCTATAGATGTAGCTAATAGAACAGTATTCAAAACAATTAAAGATTCAAACTTTTATGTTGCGGCTTCAGAAGCACTTACAGATTGCGTTATTGCAGGTTATGGATGTATAGCAACTTATGAAGATAAAAAAATTAACTTTACAGCAATACCATCATATCAATTATATTTTTTAGATAATGCAAAAACAGAAATAGATACAGTATTCAGAGAACATACACTTACAGGTCAATACCTTTTAGAAACATACGGACCAGAAAAATTAGGTGTAGATTTATGTAAACTTTGTACAGAAGATCCATACAAAAGACATCCAGTATTAGAAAGTTGTTTCAGAATTCCAATGGAAGAAGACTACACATACACAGTACAAGTAGGAAAAGATGGTGACATTGTGGAAACTAGAAAAATGCCAGTTCCTATGTTTACAGTATTCAGATTTAATAAAACTGTAGGAGATATTCTTGGAGAAAGTCCAATAAGAATGGCACTTCCACATATAAGAGTAGTAAATGAAGCACAACAATTATTCATGTCAGCGGCAAGTTTCTTATCACTTGGTGCGTGGCAGGTGTCATCTGATACTGCTGTAAATTTTCAAAATATGAAATTAAAGCCGGGTGATGTAATAACAACAGATTCACCGCTAACTCCAGTACCTTTTCCTGGATCATTAAACATTACAGAAGCAACAATAACAGATCATAGAACACAAATTAGAAAAATGTTATACAATGATGCTATATTGCCACCACAAGAAAGCAAATATCAAACTGCCACTGAGGTACAAATACGTCAGTCTGAATTCTATCGTAGAATAGGTCCAGCGGGATTAAGATTAGAAAATGAATTTTTAAGACAAGTAGTTGGCAACCTTATTGTTAGATTACAAATGAGAGGAGAAATACAAGAATTTGTAATAGATGGTACACAGTTTGAATTAGTAGTTAACTCTGCAGTTAAAAAAGGTATTGCTATGTCTGAAATAAACAGAGATTTACAACTGTTACAAGTTGTATCACAATTAGGACCAGAAGCAACAATCAATATTGATACACAAAAACTTGCAAGAAAAATAATTAGAGATGGTGATTTAAGTCCAGAAGCAGTAAGATCATTAAAAGAAGTAAAAGCAATAAAAGAACAGCAACAACAACAAGCACAACAACAAGCAATGATGGCCATGGCCCAAGAAGCAATGGCACAACAAGCAGAACAACCACAACCACAAACACCACCTGCACAATAGTAAAGTAATAAATACAATGAACGTAAAAAAACAGAACAGAAACTATGAGCAAATCTTTAACACAACTACAATTAGCGTATCGTCAAGTATTTGAAACACCTAACGGTGAATTAGTTCTAAAAGATCTTGAACGTATTATAAATCAAACTCGTGTTAGTGCTGACGCACCAAATCCATATTCCTGTGTTCTACAAATTGGACAACAACAGTTGTTACGTAGAATAACGAATATGTGTCGTCAACGTAGTGCTGTCGAAAACAATAAGGATACAATATAATGCCAGAAGAAACACAAGAGCAGGCTCCTGTAGAAAACAAAAACGAAGGTTTATTGGAACAAGCACAGGAACAACCTACTGCAGATACGTCAGTTGCTAAAGCATCAGACGAAGTACAAGAAGAAAAAAGACCGGAATGGTTACCAGAAAAGTTTAAATCTCCGGAAGATTTAGCAAAGTCATATGGTGAGTTAGAAAAGAAAATGACTAACCATGTACCAAAAGAATATGATTTTACAATTACTAAGGACGTTGGGTTATCAGAATTCCCAGAAGAGTTAGTAGGAGAAGTATCAGATGTATTCAAAAAAGCAAACTTTTCCCAAGCACAAGTTAAAACTGCATTGGCCCTTTATGCGGATCAAATAGCTAAAGTACAAGACCAAATGCAAAATGCACCAAGATCAGATCTTGTTAAAGAAGAGTCAGCACTAAAAGTACAGTGGGGTGACAATTATCAAGCAAGATTAGATGCAGTTAAAAAGTATGCAAATACATTACCTGAAAGAGTATTGAATGTACCGTTAGTAGATTCAGCAGAAGGTATTATGTATTTGGAACAGTTAATGGAGCAAGGTAGAATGCCTAACCCTATTAATAATACTACTGTTGGTGTTAGAAAAGATGCTAATTCAATTAGAGAAGAAATACAAGAAATGCGTGGAGATCCCAAGTTTAAACTCGCTCCGGGGGATAAAGTTGGAGACGTTTTTAGAGAAAGGATGTATCAACTCTACGAACAATTAGATAGAATAGAAAAACAATAATGGAACCTGTGAAAAGCATATGACGAAAATGGCTGATAGCACAGATTTAAAAGATTATGTGCAAGTATATCAAAACTTACTCGCACCAGAAACCTGTGAACAAATTATAGAATGGGCAGAACAGCAAGGTGAAGCCGAATCCCCATGGGACGGTTGGGAAGTAGCAAAAACAGCCGTATCTAACGATGTGAATATAGTTACTACTGATCGCAAATGTCATTATACAATGATGAACGAGCATAGAGGTGTATGTGTTGATAACATTAATAGTGCTATTAAACACGTGCAAAAGTCATATCCATACCTCCATAAGTGTACTGAGCACACAGGTATACAAATAATGCGTTATCAAGTAGGGCATTATTTTAAAGAACACATTGATGCATATACAGCTGGTCCAAGGACACTTACATTAGATATAAAACTTAATGATAAATTTGAAGGTGGAGCATTAACCTTCTGGCAGGACAAACATCAATTCCGTTATCTATGCACAGGTGATGCTGTTGTATTTCCAAGTTCATTCTTATATCCACACGAAGTCCACCCCGTCACAAAAGGTGTACGATACCAATGTATAATGTGGATGCAATGAAGCAAAAGAATAAAGAAATACTATGGACAATATATCATACTGTTATAGTTGTTGAACTTGCTATTGTAATCGTTTTATTGTATTATGCTTAGAAATTATCTTCAATCCATCTGTAAATTATATAAGTCGCATATAGTAATAAGAAAACAAATAATAAAAAATTAAGCATAGTCTTATAAATTTAAATTATCCAGTAGTTACTGGTACGTCTGGAGCAAATATTCCTGTTTGCCATAACACTATTGCTACAACAACAATTACAACACTTGCCCATATCCATTTATTTTTAAGCATTTTAAATTCTTCTTTTTAATAGTGCTACGGGTTAATAAAAAAGTATACACCAAATATTATCTTTCCTATTAGTTGTGTAGCACTATGTTCATTTGTACAGTAACGTTACTGCACTTGAGTATTTAATCTAATGTAGAACTTGCCATTATTATTGTATTATTATTATACTAGGATTTTAGCCAACGATGGGCCTTGGAATTAGATGGTATTACCAAATTCCCCAACGATGGGCCTTGGAATTAGATGGTATTACCAAATTCCCCAACGATGGGCCTTGGAATTAGATGGTATTACCAAAGGTATTACCACAAGATGTAGTGGTATTACCAAAGGTATTACCACAACTGGTATTACCAAAAATACCATATTTTTAATAAAATCACCGTTTGTTAAAGTGTTAAACCCAACCCCAAGATTCATCAATTACCAAAAATCAGAACTTTCTGCGTAATAGATCAGATCACCTTACAAGTTAAAATTGTATTTGATGGTGCGAGTCATCGCGGTCAACAGAAGTGGTGCGTCGTAAGCATTGATGGGTATTGCGGTCGTCGAATCAACACGGTGATCAATCAGATTGATCACCTATTAGGAAGATAAATCAATTACCAAAGTAGCACGTCAGATAGCACTCGAGATAAATCAATTACCAAAAAACAAGCATCAGATGGAACGACACCATCACGTTAAAGTTGTAAGACATTGAGATCAATCAATTACCAAAAATACAGCATCAGATCAATCAATTACCAAAAGATGGCAGTCAGATGGAACAGCACCATCACTTAATGGTGTAAAAGACATTGAGATAAATCAATTACCAAAAGCCTGTGGATTGGATCAATCAATTACCAAAAAATCTAGAAGAACTGGTATTACCAAATCTGGTAAAATAATTTTAATAAATCAATTGACAGATCGTTAAAACTCGGATATACTATACATAATAAAAGAAACTAATAAATATAAAAGCAAGGGGTAAGATGAATATTTTAGATTATTTAGAGGGACATAAATTCAGAAAGATTAGCGACAGAATATTTCTGTTACAAAACTCAACTCACAATAATATACGTCAATCAACAATACATATATTAAAGCCGTTGGCTAAAGATTTACACGATCAATTGGATACCTATAAAATAAAAAACTTAATATATTATGTAAGTTATGGTTATGAGGGTGATTCTTATTACAATACAAAGACTATATCACTAAAAAATATGGGATATGGTAAAAAGAACGACCCCGATACAATTACCATGACCTTATATGCTGGATGTATCGAAACTAAAGATTGGACTAATTATCAATATCACGATGAATCAGGCTCACATAAAGGTACTACAATAGATAGAGTTATATTAAGAAATACATATGAGACATTTAATCAGAACAAAATAAATCAACATCAAGATAGTAAACGTAAAATCGAAAGATTACACGAGCCGCTTATAAAAAAAATCGATGACAGATATGGTAAATTAAGTGACTTAATTTATAAACGGTCAGATAAACAAAAAGCACCGATATACAAAGATATAAAACGATCACAAAAAAAAGATGAAGTGGCTATTAAAAAACTCGAAAGAGCAAACGATAGTTATAAACAAAGATTCGATAACGAGACGTATAGATTTAGTAAAGGTTATCAACCGTTGATGCCTATAAAAAAGGTAGATGATGATGAATAAAAAAGCTAAATTACCATCTAAACTAACAAAATATGGATTTGATTTGACAGTTGGCTTAAAAGATGCTAAAATGTATAGACTACTAAAAAGTAAGAGGTCAGCGAGCAAATTAAAACTAATAAAAAGGACACGTAAAAGATGACACATTATACACCCCCAAGTCAGAAACCTAAAGACGACCCTAAAGTCGTCTACGTTAATAAAGTTATAATAGATCAAGCCAACAATAAAGAGTTAAAGATACTGGCTAAAAAATTAGATGAAGATATGACATTACGAGCGGCTAAAGCGGTTAGTTATAAAACACAAAATAACGACTATAGATACGTCGTAAAAGATAAAGAACTTAATAAAGCAATCGGTAAAATCGCGGATTATATTGATTTATCGGCCGATGATTACTTAATATGGGATCACTACCGAAATGCTTAATTTAAATATGCTTATAATAATAATCATCACTAATATTATAATATTATATGGCTTATGGTCGCTGGCTACGACTATGGGATTATAGATGAATTTAATCAGATTAGTGCCCCTATTATTGCCTGGTAACACTAATCTATTAGATGATTGTAGCGGACACTTAAAAAATACTCTTAAAATTTTAGGTGCCGTTACAAGAAAGAACTAATATGGGATGGGGTCAATCACTAAAGCAAAAAAGCACAATAACTCACGGTCAGAAAGCACAGTTTGATCATCTATTCCCCAAACGTTATAATCACAAAACTAATAGATGGGACTGCCGTTGTAGCAGTTGCTGGATAGATAACCCGTATATTGCTGATTATGTAAGCATAGATGAGACATTGATTATGACTAAAGATGAATTAAAACAATTTATACAACAGCAAAATCGTTATAATATTAAAAAAACCCCCGCTGGTGTTAAAGCATCTACTAATAATAGATTTAATCACGTGATCGCTGAGATAGATGCGACTACAACATCTTTTGAGCAGAAGCAACATTTAATAGATGAGCTAAAATCTATAGATAGAGTAAAGGCTAAAAGTTGGCTGAAACAGACCGGAGACTGGGATGAATAACGTAAAAAAGAAACACGATAATAATAACTGGGTGCGTGATGTATTAAAAGACACAGACCCTTATGAAGTAAGAATGCGTAAAAGAACAGAAACACGACGTATTAACTTAAAGAAGAAAGCAAAATTACGAGAGAAGAAGATTTAACTACTTACATCAGAATAAAATCTATTAAGCACGATAAAGAATAAAAGCACGATAAAGAATAAAAGCACGATAAAGAATAAAAGCACGATAAAGAATAAAAGCACGATAAAGATAATCAAGAATAATTGACACGGTGGGGATATGAATCGTATGATATGATTGCGACAGCCTCTCTCAATTTTTCTTTCACCTTCCGCTTAAACCGTATGACGACCCCCTCCCAAACCGTAAGAACAATCAGAAATAGTCAGATCGGTGGTCTGGTCAATATGGATTCCAAGCGACCAAACCGACCAAACCAAAAGTTAAATTACCATCTTTCAGCATAATTGTATAAACTCAGATTGAAGACTCAGATCGGTGATTCACCGTGCCTACCGTTGATCTGGCTCTTAACCATCTAACGGTTCATACGGTGGGGTATGGTTTCTGGGTTAGCCTGGCTTACCGTTAGCACCATCAGAAGTGGTCAGAGCGGTGGGGATGGGCCTATTGGATTTATATTTTTCGGTCAGGTTATGGGCCTAGTGGATTTGATAAAAAGCTCAGAAAGATGGGCTAAAATCAGGGTCTGGTAAAACAGTGGCCCCAAAAAAAAAAGGTTTTGGAAATATGTAGTAAGTTCCATTTTTCACAACCACCTCTTTAACTTAAATACGTATGGGGATACAGGTGCAGAACGGGTTCCCCTTAGGAACTGTGCCATATCGTTGTTGCACCTTATCCCATTAGGGGTGGCTCGATTAGTGTTGCCATATACTATTCTCCTGGCCACCCTGACTAAGAAAATTCACAAAAAAATTCGCTTTAAGGGTTCTCCAGGCTGTTGGATGGTAGCGGTAAAAGGAATTGCACCTTTATCAATCGGCTTATGATACCAATGATGAGCCTACTCTACCGCTGTCAATAATTAGCACCTTTAAGCAAAGGAGGATAAATACTGCATATGCACAAAGGAGGGGAATATGGTACAAACGCAAAATAAAAAACGCAAATACATTCCTACAGAAAAACACAAACGCAAAATATCAAACACAATGAAAAAAGGGTATGCCACAGGCAAGTATGACAAGCCGGTGGGGAATACAATGAGACATTATAGAGGACCACGACCATGGGCTTGGAAGCATGGACCTGATCCTGTATTGAGAACGATGGCACGTGCTTGGATAATGAAAAAAGTGCAGGCCAAATTTAGAGGAGAAGGGTGGAAATTTGTATTTTCTGATTTTGTTAGGAAATGGAAAGGTCAGTGGGCAAATAGAAAAAAAGACAAACTATGGTTATGTAGATTAGATAATACAAGACCATGGAGTTATGCTAACACAGCTATTATGACTCGCAAACATCACGTTAGTAGAATGATGAGACAATATCATCTTAATAAAAGTAAATAATTTAAAGGAAGGAGTAAACCAATGGCTAAGAAAAAGAAAAAAGACAAAAAGAAAAACAAGAAAAAAGCAAAAAATAAAAAGAAAAAAAGATAAGGAGTAATTAAATGCCAAAAGTAGGAAAGAAAAAATTCGCATATACTAAAGCAGGCAAAAAAAAAGCCAAAGCATATGCAAAGAAAACTGGCAAAAAAGTCAGAAGTAAAAAGTACTAATTTATAACCTGTCAAAGTAAATAGTGTCTATGTTAGATAAGGACACAGACGATGGCAGGTATAAAAACACGAAAAGGTGTTCAAGTAAAGCACCGCAAATATTTCTACAAAGGGAAGGAATACAAGCCTTGTATGGTAGTATGCAAAAAAGTATTTGGAAATGGACACAAAAAAATGCTATCAGCAAATTCTATAGAAGATGGGAGTCTTATTTTAAATCAAAATAACAGGCCAATGCCTTGGCAACATATACCATGGGATTAAAAACAGCAGGAACAACAATAGCAAAAACTTTTATTACTTCATATGGTCCAAAAAGTAGAAGTAAAGTAAGACGTTACGGAAGAAAACGTGTTAGAACTACAAAGAGAACTAAACGTGCCCGTTAAAAAAACACCAACAGCAAAAATGGCTCATTGGAGAATAGACCAACACGAAAAACTCTGCAGAATAATGCAAAAACAAACACACGAAATGATCAATAGATTATTAGCACGGATCAATCGTTTAGAAATAGTTGTGTGGGTATCAACAATAGCAGTATTAGGTGGAATGTTTACTATCATATTAAAACTAATCAATTAAATATCAGTGTGCTGGATTAAAAGCTGTCTTCTCCCGCAGAGAAAACACGTGCTCTTATAAGTTTAATCCAGCACATCTTATTATGCCTAAATGTACAGTAATTGGTAATGGTGCAAGTAGAAAGCAACACGATCTTACAAAATTAAATTATCCAACATTTGGTTGCAATCAAATATACAAAGAGTTTATGCCTAACTGGCTTATTGCTAAAGACAAAAGAGTGTTAGAAGAAATGAGTAAAGAGGGTATTAAACAAGTATATTTGCCAATGATGTCACATAGAGCACACAGAGAAACAAGCACAATAACAATTCCTGATATGAGACAAATTCGTTTTCCATATTTTAGAATGAATAGTTGGCTTACAGGAGAAATAGCAATAGTATTTGCCGCACAATTAGGTTTTACAGATATAGATGTAATAGGATTTGATGGGGGACCAGACTCTATATACAGAAAAAGAACAGATACTAACGTAAGTTTGAAACACAACCAAGTACCAAAATGGAGATATCCATATACATTTGAAAAAATATTAGCATATTATCCTAAAATAAAAATAAACACTGATAAAGATTTTTTGAAAACCTATAAATAATCACGTAGATAACCGTAAGGCCTACTTTGGTTGTACAAGATTACAAACAGTTGGTATTGCTGTGAAATACAAGTTCTAGAACGTTGTATAAGAAGGACAACCATAAGGCCCATTCAAGTATAACACAATTCCATAGCGTTAAACTATAATAATAACAAACACTAAAGAGAGGAAAATAAAATGGCTTTAGTAGCAAACGCAGGAACATCAGTTAGTAATGCATTTACAACTATGTTCGCAGATGATGTCAAACACGCTTATCAGCAGTTGACGTCAAATCTTACTAACTCTGTTAGAGTTGTTAGAAATGTAACTGGTTCAGTTTACAAGTTTAACACTTTAACAAAAGGTGGTTCGATTAAAAACAAGGCTAGATTTGAAGACATCGTAGTAATGTCAGATACATCTAAGTCTTTAACATCACCAGGTGCCTACACAGGTTCTACTGCACAGAACGCAACAGTATCATGTACTCTTGCAAATTACCATGCAGGTGAATACGTACAATCACTTGATGAAATCAAAACTAACATCGATATGAGATCAACATTTTCAGAAGCTATAGGTGGAGCATTAGCTCGTGCCGCGGATCAGGCTATTGTTGACGCATTAGATGATGGTACACCAACAAACATCAAATACACTGCTCAAGGTGCCAATGGGTTAAACAAAGCGGCATTACTTGAGGTACATGAGTCTTTAAACGCTCTAGACGTACCTTCAGGTGATAGAACTTTGGTTATATCTCCAGCGGCTTTAACTGATCTTTTAACTGACACTACGTTAGTAAGTTCTGACAACGGAATTATTACTAACAATGCGTTGGCAACAGGATACATCCCTTCAATATTTGGATTTAGAGTTGTGGTTAGCAATCTTTTAACAGCTGATTCAGTTGTTAGAAAATGTTATGCTTTCCATAAAAATTCAATGGGATTAGCTGTAGGTTCAGATGTTTCAGTAAACATCAACTATGTTCCACAAAAAGCATCTACACTTATTTTAGGTGAGATGTCAATGGGTTCAGCGATGATAGATGCTGACGGTGTCGTAGAAATACAAGTAACTGAGTAATCATTTACTATAATATAACGAGAAAGGATTAAACCTCGTTCTTGTTTACAGGCAGGCCCTTAACTGGGCCTGTCTTGTTTTTAACGGTAAATAATAACAAAAATAAAAGGAATTTAACCGATGGCCGAATCAAAAGTATCAATTTCAAATCAAGCATTAGTAAAATGTGGTGCAGGAACTATTTCTGCATTTACAGATGGATCAAATGAAGCAAACGTTTGCTCTACAATGTATGATAATGTTAAAAAAGGTTTAATGTATTATACATTTTGGAATTTTGGAATTAAAAAACAAGCAGTAAATCTTACAACAGAAACACCAACAGATTTAAGTTATACTAAAACACATAGTTTACCAGGTGACGTAATAAGAATAAAAGGATTTTTTGATAACCAAGGGTATGCAATTACAGATTATTCTGTTGAAGGAGCAAAAGTTTATTCAAATACAGATCCATTATATATTGTCTATGTAAAAGATATGACAGAGGAAAATTTTCCAGTATTTTTTACTGAGGCACTTATTGCAAAATTAGCAGTAGAAATTTGTGAAGCAATTACAGGGGTTGGAACACTTACATCTAGACTAGCAGAAGATTTTCAACAAAAATTACGTGCGGCAAGGATTTCAGATGGACAAGAAAACCCACCACGAAATATTATGCCAATTGGTACATTAGTTGAAGCACATATTGGTGGCAATCATAATAGATTAAGACATCCAACTAATTAATGAATGACAACAAGAAGAATAACGCAAAACTCTTTCAACACTGGACAACTTGGCCCGTTTATGGATGGTCGAGTAGATTCACAACTATACAAAACTGGTTTAGAAGAATGTACAAATATGCTTTTGTTACCGCAAGGAGGTATGCAAAAGAGAAAAGGTTTCCAATATATATCCGCGGACCCAGATAATACAACAACACCAGATGGATCAACAAGTTTAACAACAGCAGGTTTTCACGCATCAAGCAGACTTATTCCATTTAGATTTAGTGATGGACAAGAATATATTATTGTATTAGAACCAGAAGATTCAACAATTAGTTCAAATGCAGAAATGCATATCTTTTATCAAGATACAAGAGTTGCACATTTAACTAACGGTGTAGATGGACAAGTTTTTCCAATTACAACAGCAGAAATAGCTGATGTAAGATTTACACAATCATTTGATGTAATGATTTTAGCACACGCAGACATACAACCTATACAATTAGTAAGAGGATCTGTAAACACAGATTGGACATCAAGTTATCTTTCTTTTGATTTTATTCCATTAGCTAATTTTAGTTTTGCAACAACACTTACACCTTCAGCAACAACAGGAAGTATCAATATGACATTAAGTTCAGGTTCTTATGCTTGGGTAGATGCTGATTGGCCAAATGGACACAAAAATATGTATGTGTCTATCAATGGAGGATTAGTAAAATTAAACACAGTATCGTCATCAACAGTAATGGCTTCAACAGTAATTTACGATTTAGTTGACACAGATGGAGCAACAGGTAATGAATGGGAAATTAGTGCTTTTAGTAATTTAAGTGCTACATTAGGAGGTGGATGGCCACGTTCAGTTTCGTTTCACCAAAACAGATTGATATTTGGTGGTACAAGAGACAAACCACAAACTATATTTGGATCACAATCGGGAGACTTTTATAATTTTAATCCTTATACAAAAACGGTAACAGAATCTGGAGGTTCAACAACTACAACAGGTGATATAACTGATGATGCGGCATTTACATTTACAATAGCATCAGATGAATTAAACATTATTAGACATTTAGTATCACAACAATCACTTTTTATTTTTACATCAGATGGTGAATTTGATATGTCGGGAGAACCAGTAACTCCAAGTAATGTACTTGTAAGACAACAAACTCGTTATGGTGTAGCCAGCGGAATTACAGAACCGATTGTTGTTGATAACGAAGTATTGTTTAATGATAAATCTGGCAAACAAACAAGAGCCTTTGTTTACAATTTCAATACCGACGCTTACAGTGCTAAAAATTATTCTTTAATTCATCACGATATTTTAACAGGTGCAACACAAATGGCATACCTATCAAACTATTCAAATAATAATACAAACTATTCTTTTGCATTAAATTCAGATGGTTCGCTTGGTTGCTTAGGTATAAACGTAGAATTTTCAGTTGTAGGTTGGAATAAATGGACAACTAATGGAAACTTCAAAGCATTAGGAGTAGCAGATAATTCATTATATGTGTTAACACAAAGATATGATAACGATGGATCAACTTTACAAACAGGTGTATTTCTAGAAAAACTTACAGAAGATGAAGTATATTTAGACAGTTATCATACAACAGAATCAGATGGATCAGAATTTACAGGGGCACAAGGATTAGAAGGGCAAACAGTACAAGTAGTAGCTGATGGATTAAAACACCCTGACGTTACTGTAACTGCGGCAGGTAATTTTACTTTAACAAGAACAAGTTCATCAACACAAATTGGTAACACATATACAGCAACAGCAAAAACACTAAACTTAATAATACAAACCGGGGGTCAAAGTACCTTAGGAGAAAAAATGAGAAAGGTATTAGTAGATTTACAATTATCCGGTACCAAAGCACTAACAGTTGATAGTGTTACAGTACCTTTTAGAGAGTTAGGAACAGCATTATTAAATCAAGAGGTAACTTCTTTTACAGGTATGAAAAGAGTTAGGCTTTCAGGTTATAGTACAACACCACAAGTTACTTTCACAATGGACGACCCATTACCATGTACGATATTAAGTAGTATTACGGAAGTAAAATTTGGTGCAGGAAAATTACAAGCAGGATAAACAACCAGTTAGACATCGATTAAATTTTAAACATTTTAGATATGTCGTGAATAATTGTCGTATTGCAGATGAAATGGAATTTATGCTAATGGGTTATACTAAAGCATCAATCCTAAACAAATACGAAGAATTAGAAGACGGAGTAACAGGAACATATCATAATGTTCCTTTTTTAGCGGCAGGCACTCACGTAATAGACAATGAAGTATGGTATTGGTTTGTGGCAACCCCAATGGTTAAAGATTTCTTTGTTAGAATAACAAGAGAGGCTTTACAATTGATTAAACGAAGTATGAAAAAACACCCTACAAAACGACACGTGGTTCAGGTTTGGTCTAAACACGTAGACTCTGTAAAATGGTTAAATACATTAAAATTTAAACAATTTGGATCTTACACAGTAGGGGACGAAAAAATTTATCTAGTTGAGAGGAAAAGAAACTAACAATGTGTGCACCAAAAAATAAATTAGCTAAAATTGCTTTAGTAGGAGCGGCCGCTTATGCAACAGGTGGTGGTTCAACATTATTCACATCAGCAAGTCAAGCATTCCAAGCGGCAAGTACCGCTGTTAAAACATCATCAACGTTAAACACATTATTCAATGCGGCAAGAGTTGCGGCACCATTTATTGGTGCAAGTGGGCAGATGTATATGGGCTTTTTACAAGCACAACAAATGCAAGCCAAAGCAGGATTTACAATGTTTCAAGGAAAAATGGAAACAGAATCATATGCATTAAGAAAAATAAAAAGATTAAGAGCATTAAGAGCCAAAATTGGAGAACAACGAGCATTGTATTCAGCGGCTGGTATAAAAATGGAAGGCACACCAGGACAAATATTAGGACAAACAGCGGCTAATTTTGCAGAAGATCAATTCACAGATACATTTAATACATCACAATCTATTTTAAGTAAAAAATTCAGTGCTGAAAGTTACAAACACGAAGCTAAAATTTCTTTACTTGGTGGAATGACAAATGCGGCAATTACATTAGGTACAAGAGGAGAAATTCCAAAAAATACAGAACCAGTAGAATATTCAACAACTAGACCATCAGGATTAAAATAATGCCAGATATACCAACAAGACCAGAACTAATAAGAAGCAAAAAAGTAAATGTAAAACAAGATACATCTACTGGATCAAATATTGCACCCAAGGCTTCATTTTCAATGCCTTACGTTGGTGGAGATGCGGCAATTAAAGTTGTTGATAGTATTTCTACATTAGCAAACAACGTTGCTGATGCTGATGCAAAAGATAAAGCATTTAAAGTAGGACAAGAAAGAGAATTAGAAGCAAACAAAAAAGGTGAAACTACAATTCAAGACAAGTTACAACCGTCATGGACCATTTCAGGAGCGGCATATGAGAATGGACAAAATACAGCATTTTTAAATTCTAAAGAAATAGAGATTTCTACAAAAATGACCACGTGGTCAGAACAATATAAGTTAGACCCAGCTGGTTTTATAGAAGCAACAAAAGAATATGAAGCAGAATTATTAGGTTCATTACCAGAAAAAATGCAAACTCCTGTGTTTATGGCTTACGAAAAACAAAAAGCGGCAGTTGGAGCAAATATACAAGCAAATATTATAGATCAAACAAGAAGTAAAAATATCCAGGAGCAAGAATTTTTAATTAATCAAAAAACAAACACAGCCAGACACGCTATTTTAACAAATGATGAAAATGCAATAACCATTCTAATGGATGCAAAAAATGAAATTGATATCAAACTACCAACACATTCACCAACTTCTGCAACAATACAAGCACAAACAGAAGCATTTAGACTTAATATAAATGATGCATTGTTAGAAGCAGAATGGAATAGAACAGAAGGAGATCCTAAAGCAAGAGCCGCTTTAATAGAAAAAATAAACAACGGAAGTTGGAAAGGTGATGGAGATACACAAGATTTTTTAAAAGTTTTACAAAGAGATTTTTCTAAAGAAGGTTTTAAGTTTACTTTAACAGAACAAGAAGCATTAAAGAAAAAAATTACAGAACTTAATAAAAAATTTGGAACAGCAAATACATCTTTAAAATCAGATGCATTGGCAGAAGCTACAGAAGCAATGGCATCAAATGCATCTGGTAATACTATTAAAAAGCAAATATTCACAGATGCAAACTATCAAACTACTGAACGATCAGATATCAATAATCCATCTCAAGATACTGATCATAGCACCTTCGTAAGATGGCAATCAGAGCACGATAAAGAAAAAATTAGATCAAAATTAGAAAGATCAGGTGCAACAGAATTAGAATTACAACAGTTTGATCAAGACTGGAGTGATTCTGTAGCCGCAGGTACATCCGCATACCAAAGTTATGTTTTAGGTAGAGGAACTGCAGAAGCAACTCAAGAAGCAATTAAATTAAAAGAAGAGAAAAAATATCTTGAAACAATAGTAGTTGGAAAAACTAAAGATACAAATGGCAAAGTTATATTTAAAACGCAGGATGACAAAGAGCGGAATATTAAAGTATGGGAATTGAAGATAGATGCATTTAGTAATGCACAAGACGAATTAGCAAAATTATTAGAAGATAACGGAAAAAATGCTGTTCAAGTATTGATATCCAAAGGTATTATAAATTGGGATGGAAAAACAGATAACACTAAAGCAGGACTAGACCAATTAAAAAAAGATGTAGCATCAACACTTAATATTCAAGTTGATATGATCAATGTTATGCCACAAAAATTAGTAGATGATTTTAAAACAGGTCTTAGTAATGCAGAGAATGGTGATGCACAAATTCAGTTTATAAATCAGGCATATATGCAATATGGTGAAGATAATACATATCAAATTATGCAAAAATTAGTAGAACAAAGTGAAAAAGTTGAAGACGATGTTTTATTAGCATTATTGGCTATTCATGGTCCAGGAAGAGAATTTGCATCTGTACAGTTAGGTGATGCAACAAAAGCATATACTAATAATCTTAGGGAAATGTCAGCATATAAAAGTGAATTAGAAGCTGAAGGGTATGAAGGAGAAAATATGGAAACTGTTTTAAAAAACATAACAGAAGCAGAGTTTAGTGATGATTCAAAATACGGATTTACAAAAGGTTCATGGTCAACAGCACAAACACAATCAATGATGGCAATGCATAAAACTATGCTGGCAAAATTTATTGTGAGTACAAGAGGTGATATTAGCAGAGCAATAGAACTAACAGACACATTTATAGATAATAATTTTGTTGAACTGGAACTTGCTCCAGGTCAAATAACATTTGGTTCTAAAACTGAAGTTCCTAATCAGGCCGCGGCTGATGAATATAAACTATTTCATCTAGAAGTTGCAAAAGATCCATTAGCATATGGGGGTGTTAGTGCAAATCTTGATACAGTTGATGATTTACAAGGCAATTTTCCTGATTTTACCGTTAGTCTTGTAAATGGTAAGCTAACCTATTATGATGAAGCAGGTACTCCTGTAATGTTATCACAGATAACGCAGGCTGGTGATAGTATGTATTCAGAATTTTCAATTAAACCATATTCAAAAGTAAAAGGTAATGTACCAATTTCAGCACAATTACAAAATCAAGCAGACTATATTGAATACAGTCATACTGGTTTTACAAATAAATTTAAAGTATTAAAAGAAGTTTCGTGGGTAGATGAAGCAAATGTAACTCAAGTTGATATGAGAGAGAAAACTTTAAACGAAAAAGTAATTGAAGCAAACGTAGAATTCAAAAAGAAAATACAAGATATGGAAACAGCTGGAGGCAAACAGGCTGGACCACAATCGTATATTAGACCAGAAGAATCATTAGCCAACGAAACTTATATGGCATTAAAAAAAGGTGATTTTGCAACAATGGAACTTACAAATGATCCAAACGAACAAGACATACTTGTTATGATTAGTCACGCAGTATCAACTGGTGATATGCAACCATGGATGTTAGAATGGATTGGTAATAATATACCATATGGAAGAAATGCTCAATATGGTATGAATAGAAAAGCAATAATGGATTTATTAAATGATCCAGAAAAACACGCATTATTCAAAGGTGGTTTAGTAGATAAAGGTAATACAGGTAGTACACAAACACCATTACAATATTTGTTTACTATTATTAGAGAACAACCTGATAATCCATATAGACAGTTTGATGCACCAGATATTGGTGTAGAATTTGAAATAACAGGATCTTAATAAGATGCCAGTAATATTAAAAGATTCATACGTAGGTAGAGCTACAAAAGAAACAGTAGCACCATTTGAAAAAGGTGCTTGGGATACCCTTGTTATAGGGGCTAAATCAGGATGGCAAGATACAACAATCAGTTACTTTAATACTATTACCGCTAATAGTAGAGCAAAACAACGTTACGAAGTCGCTGGAGAAAGCGAAATATCAGAAGAGCAATATAACGATCCTGCGTCTGGTCTAAAAGTAGAAGGATTAGAGTGGGAACCACATATGTCTTACGAAATGTTGTATAATGCAAAAGAAGCACAGGTTGCCGCAAAAAGATTTCAAATGGAACCAGGTGGATTCTGGTCTTTGAAAACATTAGGTGCATTTGGTGGTGCTATGTGGGACCCAGTAAATTTAATTCCTGTTCCAATAGGACTTGCAGGAAAAAGTATTTGGAAAACAGCAGGACTTGTTGCTGGATTAAATGCATCAATTGAACTTGGAATTAGTCCACTTGGTTATGCCGCATATGATTTAAGAGGTATGGAAGGTGAATATAGTGTTTTAAGAAATATGGCTTTTGCCGCTGTATTAGGAGGTGGTATTGGTTCTATAGGTCCAAGCATAGGAAAATCACTTGATTTTGCTAGACAAATGAATGTTCCTGAAAATGCCAGTAATGTTTTACTTCGTACTTTACCAAAATCAAGAAATTTAAATCAAAGATTAAAAACACTAATTGATGCTGGAAGATTTGATTCACCACGACAAATAAACAAAAATACAATCAATTTTTCAACAAAAGGAACATATTTTATTGACGATGCTGGTTTAGTAACTACAACATTACCAAGTAATCCAATATATGCTAAAGTTGTTATTGATGAAACAGGAAAAGTAAAACTTTCAGGAGATATGGGAACTATTGTAAAAGCATCAACAGATATTGTTGAAGGTAAAGGTGTAGATGCACGTATAGATTTAGAAGGTGTTACAAACAATAAAAGTATACTAACAGAAATTACAGATTTAGATGAAAGAGCATTTGAAAATGTTGTAAATCGTGAAGGTGGTATAAGAGCATTTGATGCAAAATATAATTTAGATGACCAAAAAAATACTGGATTAAGTTTTGATTTTGATAGCGAATTTAATATAGTAGGTATTAAAAGAGTTATAAAAGATAATAAAACAGGAAAAATAAAATCAGAAGAAAGGTTAAATCCAAAAGAATTAGATAAAATTTTAGATGAATTAGATCCAAAAACAATTATTCCTATAAGACCAGATACAGAAAAACCAAAATTAAATGCTGATGAGATAGAGGCACAGGAAAGACAAGTAAGAACAGATGAAGCACAAGAATTACAAGCAGATTCAAAAAACAAAACAGATACTGAAGCATACTTGGATAGAGTCAATAATAAATCATTACAAAATGTTAGAGCACTTTTAAAAAGATCAGTTTCTTTATAAACAGCAAACATAAACAAACTTCTTTATCATTCAATGTTATCTACTACACCTAAATCCAGATTATCAAGATTAGGATATGAATGGGATGAAGCAACGCAAACATTAAAAAAAACTACCCCTGCAAAAGATTTAAACACATCAGAAAAAGATTTTTTAGCTGATATAAAGAAAAAAGAAGCCAAACTAATTGAAACAAATAATATGGATGAAGCAAGAATTAAAGCAATGAACTGTGCAAGGACTAAAATTTAATGGATCCAAGATTAAAAGGTTGTATTAAAATTATAGAAGCGGCACAAGGTAATAAGCCTCTTTCTAGATCAGAACAAGAACAGTTTCAAGCAGACTTTAATAGAATCAATGCAAACGCAGTTAAAAACGGTAAATCATTAGATGACCCTGTTAAACTTGAAGATGGACGTACAGTAACATATTTACAAAAAGAAATAGGTGCAATATATGATATAGTAGCAGAAAGAAA